AGCATATGAACTACTTACAGCATTATCTGCTTGTGATGATGATACAGCATAAGAAGCTGAAGTAGAGGTTAACGCATACGAAGCTGATGTAGCATTTGTTGCGTATGAAGCACTCGTAGCATTTGTAGCAAACGAAGCTGTTACGTCTAAACTACTAATTAAACTACCTGTACCATCAGTAAGAATGTCTGAACCAGAGATTTGTACTAATCCTTGGTAGCTTTGTGAAATGTTTAATGGTCCTAAGTTTCTTCCCATGTCTTATTATTTAATATCTGATGCCCAAGGAAATTGTGGATAACGAGTATCTGTAATTCTCAATCCTGCTCTTTGGGCGAAGTCAAAATGTGTTCCTCTATTGTTATATCTAAATACTATTGGACTTCTATACTTAGTACCATAATCAGGGTACTGCTGGTATAAGAAGTTATTTTCATTAAGTTCAGGTAGCACGTTTTGTTTTTCAATAATGTATGCTGTTAACCTTTCACTATAATATTGTAATTTGTTTTGTGTAGATTGACGTTTAACGTTAAATAAATCTCTACCTACTGATTGGCTATTTTCTCCTCCTGTAGCATTTAATAATCCATTGTTACGAGGTCTAATGTAAATAGCTTCTAATGATTCCCAATAGGCAGCATATAATAAGAAATCTTGAATATAGCTGTCTACTAACGTTTTATATTCACCAGTTAATGTATCAGCGTCTACATCGCTTAATAATTTTTCATACAATACAGTACCTATAATACGCTGTAAATAAATGTCTTGAGCAGTACGTATACTGTTCTTGATAAAGGCAGTATCTAAATTATCATTGATATCAGTGAACTGTCTTACCTTTGCTTCCGATATTAAAAAAGTATCTGTCATTATGCTGGTATTTGTATTACTCCTTCTTGTTCATTAGCAGCTTCTTGGTCTGCTTCTTCAATTTTACCTTCTAATGCTGCATCGTCTCCAATTTCAGCATCTTCAGCAGTTACTACATCTACCTCTTCTGTTCCGTCATTAAATAATTTTAATTGTTGTACTCCTACAGTAACATTAAGTTGTTCAGGATACATCATTTCTAACATTTCCTCAATTGATGATAATAGTACTTGTTGGAAAGGTCTAATAACAGTATTTAACAACAATAAATAAGCATCTGTTACTTCATCTCTACCACCTAATTGACCGGATGTTTTAATACCTAAAATCATAGGTGAAGTAATACGATGTGCTGTTAATATCTTTTGTGTAGTAATATCTGATAATGTTGTATAGTAACCATCAGCACCATTTTGTGGAATTGGTGTGATATCTGGTTTATTTGCAGGATCGTCAAGATCAAGATATAACAGTGAACCGGCGTTATCCGTACCTGCATATTGTTCACGTAGCATTGACTCGATTTGTTCTCTTTGATCAGGGTCTGCATTAGTGTAAGTCGTTATTGCCAACGATGGGGCTAATCCATTACGAATATTGTTTAAATGGAAGTTATCTACTTCTTCATCTAAATCAATAACACGTAAAGCACCTACATAATCAGGTAAAGGATAATACTTTTGTCCTGGTGCATAGGGTCTATATACGTATATTTGTTTTGGTTCGTCCTGTGATTTACTTGGATCATAAGCTGGCAAGTAAGGAACATCATCAGGAACATTTGTAATAGAGTATCTATATCTTTCACTCCATTCATCTGAGATATAGTAACCTTCAATTTCACCTCTATAATTCATTTCTTTAGCTCTTAACCAACTAAAGTCAATGTGGTAAACTGCGGCTACACGCGTTCTATCTCTGTTATAAATTACTTCAAAAGCATATCCACCATATAGCTTGAAGTCAGTAGCAAGTTTTCTATAAACAGCATTCCACGTTTCTTTTGGGTTTGCTGAATCTAATGTAAATGAAGGATCTGCTACTAAACCTTCTCCTACAATACCATCTACAATAGCATTCACACACGTAGAGTGAATAGAACTATTATTGTATAAATCTATTAAGTGATTTGGAAAGTCATTGTATTCACCATACTTAACGAATTTTTGACTATCACCATGCCCTACTCTTTCCTCAGGTCTTACCCTAGCGGCAAATGATTTTTTAATATTTTTAAAGTTGAAACTCTTATCCATTGTATGTTGTGTATGTTCCGTTTTCGTTTGGTGATAGATATTGAGTTATTGTAGATTCGTTCGAACCTGAAATATAAGCTCTATCTGAGTAAATTAAATCTGCTAGTGAACCTGAGTCACCAAAATCGTCCCAAGTTTGTGTTGTAGTACTCCATACATCATCTGTAGAATTCCATGTTGAGGCTTCTACTTCTGATACATTATAAATTTTTATATCATACTGACCTGATGCTGAAGGTACTGCTGAACCACTATTAGAAATTACTAACCAATTCCTATATCGGTTTGGTGATGATACAGTTAATAAATCAAAATCTCCATTGCTTTCATCATAAGATTGACTATAAATAAGTTTTAACGAGTTATAATACCCTGAAGCAGTATTTACTGTTTGTACCCAAACAGCATTAGTATTGGTCGTTTCTGATTTATCGAATTGTAGCATCTTCTTATTTTAAAATAGGAATAGGGGTTATGCCTAAAGCAGCACAACCCCATTCCATTATAGTATTATTATCCTACTGAAATACCAGATAGGACAGCTGTTAAGTCTGAACCAGATACTTCTGATGCTGGGTCAGGTTCTTGTCCGTTAAATGTAAGCTGGTAAGCGTTAGCATCTCCAAATGCAGTACCTGATTGGCCTTGACCTGCATTTAATGATAAACCATTTTGCTCTCCTAAGTAGAAGAACTTACCTACTCCGTCAACTGAACCATTGTTAGTTTCAACGATCATTTTAATAGTCACGTTTTTAGCTAACAATCTAACTTGATTACGAGTAGCTGATTGCATTTTATGGAATGAAGCATTAACCGTTTGATCGAAGAATACAGTACCATTTTCGGTTGAACCGTTAATAGTTTCTGTAAAGTCTCCTGTTTGACGTGTTAATTCAAATTTATAAAATGTACCACTACCACTAATAGCTGTAATCAAGCCTGTAGAGCCTGAACCTGTTACAGAATCAACTGAACCAGATAGAATGTAGATGTTCTTAATACCACCTGTGTTGTCTCTACAACCTAAGGTGAAACCGGATGTTATATCACATGTACTCATAGTTTAGATTCTGTTTTAAAGGTTAGACTTAGGCGTTGTTACTCACCCAGAATTCAGGGTATGCTACGTTTACACCGAGTTTAGTTGCAATTCTGTGTCTCAATTGGTCAGTATTAATATCATACCACAATTGGAACTCAGAGAAATCACTCATCAAATCAGTACCCGCAACAATTTGTTTAGCAGGTCCTAACACGATACGGCTAGTATTGATACCAACTGTACCTACTACTTTTACGTTAGGTTGGAAAGGCATTCCAATTTCTAACAATCCACCTCTATTTTGGATAGATACTGGATCGAAGTAGAAGTTGTTAGCTGAACGGATAGAAGAGATAAACTCACGGAATTTACCTACACTCATGAAGAAGGTAAGATCGTCTCTATCTGCTACGTCAGTTGAAAGTCCTTCTAACATAGTTTCTAAGTTATCCAAGCTAGCAGTAGTAGAACCTACGATTTGACCTGATGTCAAAGCAGATCCTGCTGAACCTGAAGATAAGATACGTAACAAACCATCAGATTCACAAGTTCCACCGAAGCTAGTAGCTGAACCTGAAACTTGTTGCCACAAGAATTGGTCGTTAGCTTTCTGGAATTTGTTTACCAATAAGTCTGAATAAGCTCCCGCTAATGCGAAAGTTTCGTTGTATGAACCTGGCTCTAGAGCCGAAATACCTAAGTATTTTTTGTCCATGTCTTTCAAACAAATACCATCTTGTGATGTACGAGGACATACTGTGATATTTCTTTGAGTAAATTGCAATGAACCACTGAAATCAGTAGAACAGTTGCTGTTCTGAATGTATAGGTCAACTTCCATTAAGTTGATAGGCTCTTGGTACTTTACTCCCTCTTGGATAGTAATGTATTCCATCGTAGAGCCACCATATACGGATTTAACAACGAGTTCACCTGCAACTTCGTTGTTGAAATCATTTAATGCTGATACATTTAATGCCATAATAGTTTACTTTTACTTTTTGTTTTTAATTTCTGCAAGAGCCATTTTAATTCTGTCTGCATTCAGGCTCTCCTCTACGTTGAATGCTTTGAAGCCACGTTTAGCAGCTCCCATTTTTTTACCAGTTGAAGTCTTAGTAGGTTCAGCAGCAGGTAAGGCTTCCATTTTTTCCACCTTATCTTTTAAAGCAGCCATCTCTTCTTTCACTTTAGCCATCTCATCTTTTACTTCAGATACGATTGCTTCAACGATGTCTTCGATTTTAGCTTCTGCTTCTTCTAACTTTTCCTCAACTTCTTC